GCCAGCAGGTTGCTAAGATCTTGCTGGATGACATGGATAAAACGGAACAGTCGCCTGAGGAGTTTGTAGAGGAACACGTTGATGTTAAGATGAAATATACTGTGACCAATGGTGTTCGTTCTCAGGTAGGCGTGATCGAGAAAAGGAGGAGGAGACTTGTCAAGGGTGGTCGTAGTAAGTTCGCTACAGCCCTTGCTAAGGAGGCTTATGTCAAATTTGGGCCCCGTGTGGTCAGTCAAGCGAATGTTCTTGTCACTCGTAAGTGGTTGCTCAAGCTCGTTGAAGAACGGTTTGTCGATTTGCGTACGTGTGATAAGGCTTTAGCCATTGATCGTGCGGTCTACCTTTCATTTATACCCACTATGGTCCACAACAATACTAAAATATTGATTGATGAGTCACCGATCAAGACAAGAGTTGACGGTGAAGGGGATGTCAACCGGTTGTTCCGGTTGGCGTGCCAAGCATAGGGGTGCCCAACTGTAGTACACGGCCAGGGGACATTATTATCGAAAGCACCAAATCTCCCTGGTACGTTACACGTGGTGCGAAGGTTGGGACTCACTCGTGATCGTGTTTGTATGCGTGTCAATAATGTTTCTCCAGACATTGTTGTTGTGCCTTTTAATAATGATATTACCACCTTGGAGAGGGCTGTCAAAGAGCGTGTTTTCTTTGTAAAAAATGACAGCGGTGATTTTGTTCCTCCTCCAAGGCCCTCAACCGAAGTTTTTCTTAACAGGATGGAGCCTGTTAAGGCACTTTTGGTGCCTTTTCTCCCAGTAACCGCCCCATGGAACCATGAGCGCACTGTCGCTAGTTTCAAGGGCTGCAAAAGAAGAAGGTACCAAAATGCTCTTCAATCCATGGTCGAGAAACCCATGCGAATTGAAGAGGAGGCTAAAGTTGAGGTGTTTGTGAAGTATGAGAAGACTGACAGGACTAGCAAAAAGGACCCAGTTCCTCGAGTTATATCCCCTCGGTCTTCTCGGTTCAATCTTAGAATAGCTCGTTACCTCAGGCCTATTGAGGAGTTAGTGTTTGATGCCCTTGGTGATTTGTTTGGTCACCGTACTGTGTTCAAAGGTATGGATACTAATTGCGTTGCTACTACACTACGTGAGAAATGGGACATGTTTAAAAATCCAGTCGCCATTGGGCTGGATGCGTCACGATTTGACCAGCACGTGTCTAAAACAGCATTGGAG